TACTACCCACTCATACCTACCAGGCTTGGGTTCTTTTACATATGCACCAGCATACTTATCATCTTTCTTGTTACGATCCTTTGGTGGGATCACAATATTCTTTTTCTTTAGGTAGTTGTATATAATGGCATCCCATGTGCGAACTTGGAAAGCAACATCTGTAAAATTAATCTTTGCATCATAGGCACGAGTACAACATAGGTCAATCAATTTCAACTTGTCCTCAAGTTTATCAACCAGTTCAACGTCAACAATGTTGTAATCTACAAACTTCTGCCAGTTACCAGTATAGAACTCACGGAACGTATCAAACTCGGAGTGATCTAACTTCTGTTGACCCAACTCCATAAGAGCAATGTGATCCAATCGGAAACTCTCTTGGTTAGGAGTAGCAGGGGATTTCTTGTATAGATCCAAGTAATCAATTACAGATATGCCTGCAATGTCATAAACTATATTTGCACGACCTTGTATTGTGATTTCATTCTTTCTTACGATACCCCAAGGAGACATTCTCTTTGCATACTTCTCTCCCATGATTCTTTCCATCCTACCCATGAGATAAGGTATGTCATACATCTCACAGTTCCACCCTGTGATGACCTCAGGCGTGTGTCTCTGCCACCAGTCTACAAATGTAGTGATCAATCCTTCTTCACTGTGGCAGTCCACATAACGGTAGTTCTTCCTGTTGGGATTAGTCTTATATGGCCTAGACCCAAACGTAGTAATAAACTTTGTATTATAATCCTGTATTGTGATCAGTAAAAGTTCTTCTGCAACATTAAAGACATCAGGGAAACCACCTTCTGCAGCAACCTCGATGTCAATAGTAACTAATTTAATTTTGTTTAGGTCAAACTTGATCTCATCCTCTGGATAGTTCTCAGAGATATATTGATGCACATATCTTTCATTACCATATATGTTGAAGTTTTGAACCTGTGAATACTTATCTATGAACGCCCTACAATCTTTAATAGTGCCAGGTTTGATAGGTTCTACCAATTCACCATCAAGTGTTTTCCATTTACTTCTTTTCTTTTTTGTTGGCACATAAAAAGTTGGACGGAACTCTTGTCTATCCTCGAAATGTTTTCCATTGTCATATCCTCTGACCAACATACTGTTGCCGATCTGGAAAACATTTGTATAAAACTTCATTCTTTAGTAGCTAATTTCAAATATGAATCCACCAATGATTTATGTGGTTCAACCAATGATAATATTTTATCAGAACATATCATAATGTCAACATCATCTGTCACATCAGATAGCCAAGGTGACATTTCTTTTCCATCTATAATATATGGAGATGTCATTTTACAATTAGGATCACCAATATCAACAGCGGCGACTTCTTCTATCTGAGATATAAGTAACGTACCATTCGTTAGTGCAAGTATTTTAATTTGTTGTTCCATTCATCTTCGCCTCATAGGATTGTTTTACCATTGGTTTTGGTTCTGCTATTGCAACAACCCAACTAGGATCAATTGATATTTTCTTGTCATTAGATAGAGGCATGAAAGGATAATACTGCACACTATACTGTGTCTCAGTATCCTCTTTACCTTCAGTCAACATAACTGGAGCTTCAATTAACTTACAAGAGTAAGGATTCTCAAGAACTATAAAGATAGGTTTGTCGTTTTCATCTACTAGTTCTTTTACATCGGCTATAACTTCTTCGTTGGATTTTAGTAGAACAAGTTTAACGGTCATCTTATTTATTTTATAAAGCGGACGGATGGTATTGCACCATCGTTTACAAGTTGGAAACCTGTCGTAATACTTTTATACGACATCCGCATGTAGACCATCTGCCCCACTCATAGAGTTGCATCTTAGGTCTAAAGAAGGGGGAGGTTGGATTCCTGTGTACCAACAAAAAACGGGCATTACTACAGAGTAAATACGTTTTTGCCTGAGACCCGACTGGTAAGTCGATTCTGCTTTCGCAGCAGCACCACCTGTGTCTCATCACCTTAACCAGCACTATGCCAGTAAGTTTATTCAGTCACTCCCTATGTTGCGTCCAACAAATATATTATGGCATAAAAAAGAGGGTTTGTCAACCCTCTTCTCTTGGATTTTTCATCGTCCAGCTTTGTTCAAAAATATCTCCGACAAACACCCACTTAGCATAGTTTACTCCACGGTAACACAGAAAGGCAAAGACCTCATCTATATCGTGTTTCTCTTCGTCCCATTCTGGTGCTTGCCCTCGTCCTAATAAGTGCAACATTTGTCTTAACCTCCTGTAACATATTTATGTTTGGAAATTCTGACAAATAGGTATTAAACACTACATCTTAAGATTTTCTATAGATAATCTTTCCTTGCATGATGCTCTGGAACTATCTTACCTAACTTTACGGTAAGAAGTCCATCCTTGAATTGAACCTCTCGGACTTCTGTATCTTCTGATAGTGTCCAAGATCTGTTGAAGTCTCTTTGAGCCAGTCCTCTATGGGCATACTCAGCATCTTTTGTTTCCGTTTTGTTTCCTTCTACAATGAGTCTTCCGTATTCGGTATAGACTTTGATTTCTTTTTTACTAAACCCTGCCAGTGCTATCTCTAAGTGAGATTCAACATTGTTTAGGTGGATTAGATTATATGGAGGATAGTTTGAAGTTGTTGTACCTTCCCAAAATTGGTTGAGGTAGTCATCCATTCCTATGCTGTTCTTCGTAATCTTCTCCATTAAGTCTGGAAGATTAGCAGCGTGGTATCTTGCTAAGTTCATAGTTCTCCTTTAAAGCGAGTGTAAGTTGTGAACCCTTTCGGCATTCACTTTTATTTAACAATACACTACCACTTTTCCATAACAATCTCTATAGTATTATCAACATCTTTCTGTTCGGTTGTTACAGTAAACCCCTGTGACTGTGCGGTTTCCACCACAGCAAATCTTGCATATACCTGAGTTACTTTTTCTAAAAATCTTTCGATAGGTAATGATTCATGCCAAGTATCAACCTCAGTAACTAATTCAAATACTCCATCGTCATTAATCTTGAATCCAGCTGTCATAGGTCTCATGACTTCCAGACTTGTATCATACTTAGTTACTCCTATTTCAACTTGAACTTCTTCATGTTGATGATTAGAAGGGTTCTTCAACAATACATTTTCTGTTCCAGTATACCCAATAGTAAGCAATGCTTTGATTAGGAAATCTTTATCCTTCAGTTTCGTTTTGATGCTGGTGAAGTGCGACATTTTGTTTCTGATAGTATTCTGGTTTCAATTCCCTAGCATTGACTTTGCCTAGAGTATCTTCTATTTTCTTTGTAATATCTATACAGGTATCATTTGTTACTCCTTGCACTTCCTCAGTAACATTTCCGTCTTGACTGATCCTAAAAATAATTCTTTGCAATCTTTACTCTCCCGATTTTACAAAGGCACTAGGAGAAGTCTGTACTACTTTCTTTTTCTTTCCAATATTATACTTGGTCTCAAGAGTCCAATCTCCTTTATCTTTATAAGAGAGAACCTTGATTTGATTTAGAGGAGCAATGTCAGTAATTTTCTCTGGAGTTATAATAGTAATCAATCCCCAGTCTGATAGGAGAGTAATGATTCTATTTCTACGTTGAACATCATTGATAGAAAGGTTAGCTGACTTCCCATCTAATGCAAATAATTCCTTAAAATGAACGATATAGTATCTGCCTTGCTTATGAAGAATGTGGCATGATTGATATATCTTCTTTTCTTTTCTAGAAGCTACACCAATTCTAGTGAGAGTTTCTCTGACTTTCAAAAAATCATCTGGTTCATTTAGTGTAACCTCAATCATTTGATCTTGTGACCAGTCGATCTCAGGTTCTGTAAACCCAGTCATGTTGTACCTCCAACGTCAATTTTCGCTTTAATGTAATTCAACTGCTCTTTAGTTAAGATTTTCAATGCTTGAGTTGCTTTCTCATTACTATAACCATAGTATGATTTGACAATATCAAGATTCTTGATCTTATCTTTGCGGAGCCACGGAGAGAATCTCTTCTTTTTCCTGATACTATTTAGATAAAATTGATATTGAAGGTCTTTTGCCAAGTGTCCATTTAAGTTCATTTCATTGGCAAACATGACACAATCAAGATGTGCGGACATGCACTTGTTGATTATAAACGGAGCATACTTCTTGATAGTCTGTGGATCATCTACAGTAATATCTTGTTTGTTTAAGTTGATGGAGTTCAACCAATCTTTTAATTCTGGTTTCATCGTATTATATCTATCTCATCTGGATTAGTATTCCAAGTTTCCAACTTAGTTCTTAATCGACCTTCATTCTTAAGTTTATCATATCTCTTTGCAGCCATCTTCTTCCAGTGACCAACTATCTGATCTACTTCAAACCTATCATAGTTATCTGCCTTGATAAGGGTATCTTGTTCTCCTAGTATAACTTCTCTAGTATTCTTAAATCCATAAGATGACATATAAAATCTCTTCTGTTGAGTAAGATTCTTTGCAGAAAGTATTGCATCATTGAACTGTTTTAGTTTCTCAGGATTGTTCAAACACTTTTTAATAATCGAAATCATCTTAGTTTGAATCTTTAGTTTTCTACTTGAAGCATCTTCTTTGACCAGAAGTTTGTCATTGTTTCTAGCAGTAAACCACTTGTTTAAGCCTTGAAATATAGAATCATGTATCAGAGGAGTAAAGTCACTAACAGTTAATCCTTTAAATCTCATGTATGGTTTGAGTCCATCATACTGTGATGATGATTTTGTTGTTCCATAGAGTGATGTGGTTTCAAACAAGCAAATATCTGCATTGTATTTCTTGTTCAAAGTTTCTCTAGCGAGATGAGAACAACATAACATTGCCAAAAGTTTACCACCCAGATAGTTGAATCCAAATGGTTGGGTGGGAACAATAATGAATCCCATGATGGCATGTCTGTTAAACCTAGTTAGTTCTGGAACATTACCTAACCAATCATTTCTAGGTTTAGAATTTATAGTAGGAGATCCAAACCTACAGAATCCAATTGTCTTATCTGTAGTAGTTTCTTTTACAATCCACTTGAGAGCTTTCCCTGGCACAGATTTCTCTATGGCATGAGATGTAGTAATCTCTAATCTTTCATTAAAGTATTCATTACTAAATCCATTCTTCTCTCCAGCAGGGTAGATCTTGATTTGCATATCATCAGGGTGCATATCAAAATCAGTGAATAGATCATCCTCAGGCCCCATACCAAACAAAGGTACAGGTAACTGAGCCATACGATCTAGTTTTACATTACGAAGGTATTCATCAATTCTTCCTGTGTTAGAGAAATAATTAATGAACTTATCTGCCGCATATGCAGCATCAATTTCACTTAGCATCATTGTAAGATGGGCATATTATAATCATCAGGTGCAGAAGGCATTGGTTGATACCTTGGCCCTGGCGTTGGTCTAGGTTGAGACATCTTCAACCCTGTCATCATGACTTCTACTAGTAAATTAATATCAGCAGATATGGCATCATTGGTATCCGCCATCCTACGATATCCATTACCGATATAGATTTGTCCAACAACAACTGCAACAGTTGCTGCACCCCAGAACAGATAGTAACTTGAGGATTTTATTTGTGCTTTTGCTTTTGCAAAGGATGATTTGGTCATTTGAATTCACACTCCACCATAATTTCAGTCATACATGCCAAGAGATTGATTTCTTGATCTGCCACAAAGGCAATTTGATATTGATACTTGGCGATTATCAATACCGCAGCTGCTATACTAGCACCTTCAAGGGTGTCAAATAAAGCGTCGTAAACACGACGAAGAAGTACAGAAGGATCATTGTCCAGATTATTAACACACCACTTTCTGACTTCTGGGAATTTCTTCCCCTTAAGATTTTTAATGAGATCATGAATGTTTACCTCCGAAAAACTGGCAAGGATTGAAGAATCAATCTTACCTCCTACTGAATGTCTTTGACATTCGTTTAACACTCTCCTCCAATCAGGAAAATGTTTATTGATTAGTTCTGCTAGAACTTTCTTATCAGCTTCAATTCCTTCAAGTTCTAGTATTGAAACTAAACGTTTGAAGAACTGTGCTGCAATGGTTGACTTATCTTTACCCTTAACACCAAACTCAATGACTGCACATCTTGAATGTAATGGTTCAATGATTCTATTCTTGAAGTTACATGTGAAAATAAATCTACAATTCTTGTAGAAAGATTCTATGTTTGCTCTGAGTAGAAGTTGAACATCATGAGTTGTATTATCTGCCTCATCAATTATGATTACCTTATGTTTCCTGTCCGCATCCATCAACGATACAGTAGAAGCAAAGTTCTTTGCTTGATTCCTAACCGTATCTAGAAATCTACCTTCATCTGATCCATTGATCACATAACAATCAACACCAAGTTCTGCACATAATGCTTTCGCAACT